AGCCTGGAACTGCCAACAGTCGAATCAGAGACGTTCGAGGCCGACACGCTCGACAACACGGACGCCGGGATTCCGTATCAGGCGACCGGTCGAACGGAAGGCGGGTCGTGCTCCGGTGAGTTGTTTTACGATCCCGCGTTGGCCGGTCACCAAAACCTTACGGAACTGCTCCGCGTCCCGCAGGATGAGAACTGGCAAATTACGTTCATGGATAGCGAAGATAGCACCTGGACGTTTACCGGCGCTGGTTTCTCGCTTGGCGGGACGGTTGCCTTGAACGACGGCTTGAAAGCCAACTTCTCCATCAAGCTCGACGGCATCCCGACTTATCCAACTGGCGGTAGCGCTGCGTAATGAAGGCCAAGACGATCCTTATCCTGAAATGCGCCTGCGACGTTTGCCGGACTGGCAGCGGCGGGTGCGTCGTGTATCCTGATGGCAAGATACCGATCGGGACCGTGATCGAGCACCAGGACGCATGGAAGCTCGTGCGGCTCGGCTGTGCGGTGCCTGCTGATGATGAGTGCGCCGCCAAGGCGAACATGACACAGCGGCAAATGGCCGTTGCACAACACGCACAACGCCGAGCCGCCGCCGGGATTCACCCGGAGGACTTTGACGCATACGACCGCGGGGAGATGGTCGGCTATTTCCCCGATGGGTCTTGGATTCCAGGAGAGAACGCCGACGAAAGCGAAGGAGGATTGATTCTGCCATGACGCTTGCAAGCGTTGACCAGATGTTCTGCGGCGCAGCCAAACGCCGCTACAAGACCGTGACGCTGCCTGTGGCGGGCTTTACGCTCCGGCTGCAAAGCCTGACCGAAAAGGATTACGCCAACTACCAGGCGTTTTTCCTCGACAAGAATGGCAAGCCGGTCCCCGATCGCCTCAAACAGGCGAGCCGGATTTTCATCTCGATGTGCGTCGTTGACGCCGAAGGGAACCGGATTATCACTGGTGACTATGTCGCCAAGTTGGCCGACTGGGACGCGGCCGACGCGGCGTTCCTGTACTCGGAATGCAGCAAGCACGCCGGAATCAGCCAGGAAGACATCGAGGGTTTGGTAAAAAACTGCGAGCAAACCCAAGAGAACTCGACGCCTATCGGCTAGCTGATTCTCTGGGTGTGTGGAACGTGGACACGATGCGGGAGGCGATGACTCCCGCGGAGTTCGACCGATGGATCGCCTACAGGCAAATACATCCCGACAAGTTGGAGCGGCTGATAACCGTCTGCAAGCTGGGGTTTGCGCTTGTCGCGAACGCCTGGGGTGCGAAAGTCGATCCGCGCGACCTGGACCCCGAGCCGCAACCGGAGCCGGTGGCGTCACCGAGCAAGGCTGCGGCAATTGTCCGCATGACGATGGGAGCGCCTGATGGCAACAGCAATCGGTGATCTCGTCGTAAAGATTCGAGCGGATTCGCGGAACCTGTCATCAGGTCTTCGTACCGCCGAAATGCGGATTCATCGAGCGGCCACGTTCATTGTAGGCGCTGTTTCGGCTATTTCCGGCGCAACAAGCGTTATTGCCGCATTTGGCGCACGAACAGCGGCAAGCCTTGAGCAAGCGCAAATCTCGTTTAAGACGATGCTCGGCTCGGCAATTGACGCGAAACAAACGATTGCCGGCTTGGTCGATTTCGCCGCAAGGACGCCGTTTGAATTGCCTGGCATCATCGACGCCGCGAGAGGCTTGATTCTCTTCGGAGAACGCGGCGACGAAATGATGAGAACCCTGACGATGCTTGGAAACGCATCCGCGGCGACTGGTGAAGATTTTGCCGAATTGGCGCTGATCTACAACCAGATTCGCGGCGCTGGCAAGCTGCTCCAGCAGGACTTCCGGCAGTTGGCTATTCGTGGCGTGTTGACTCAACAAGACCTTGCCGACCACTTCAAGGTATCAACGGCGGAAATCGAAGAGATGCGGCGAGCCGGCAAGATTAGTTTCGCCGACATCCGCGACATCATGTTCAAGCTCTCCGAAGATGGCGGCAGGTTTGGACGCATGATGGAGCAGCAGGCGCAAACGCTGTCCGGTGTGTGGAGTACGATGCGGGACGATTTCCGGCTCATGTCAGCCAGTCTGTTTAAGCACGTCATGCCGGAAACCAAAGAGATGGTTAAACAGGCGAGTCAAGCGTTTACGTGGGTCCGCGAAACATTCGGCGCGAAAGAGGAAGTCGCCACGCTGGCAGAACAGATGCAACTAATGACGCAGCGAGCGAATGAGGCGGACAAGGCGTTGCGAGAGGCGATGCGTAGTGCAAGCGAACGCGCCAATCAGGCAAGCCGACAATGGCAAATCGCTCGTGCAAATATGGACGTGCAGGCGATGGACACGCTATGGCAGGGACCATCGGAGATTGCTGCCAATTACCGCAAGGTTGCCGATGAACAGCGGAATATAGTGCTTGGCGTGAAGGACTGGCAACAGGCGATCATTGACATTCAGAAGCGCTCCGGAGCCGGGTATCTGACGAGCGGCGTCAGGGAAATGATTGCAGCCGCACGGGAGGCAGAAGCCTGGACGAGCAAAGCCGGTGCAATGGAATGGATGAAGGACACGGAAGAAAAGATACTCCAGATGCGACTCGGCCTGGACGACTTCGCGATGAGTTTCCGCAAGATCGCGATGGCACCCGGACTATCTGAGGATCAGCTTAGGCGATTGGATGAGATGTACAAGATGTTCCGTCAGGCGAGCAAGGAATCTGAGCAAAGCAATTTGGCGGAACAACTGAAGAAGCAATACGAGGGACCGGAGCAGAAGATCAAGCAATATCAGGAGTTACTGCGGGCCGGCAAGATTGACCAAAAAACATTCGATTCCGCAGTTGCTGGATTGCAACAAGGACAAGGCGGTACACGATATGCCGCAGCCGCCGAACGCGGCTCCCGCGAAGCCTACAGCATTCTGATGAACAGCCGAAAGGACGACGGCACAAAGAAGCTCGTAACGATTGCAGGGAAACAGTTAGCTGAGACCCAAGGCTTGCGGCGGGACATCAAGCAGGAGAAGGTGAGCATCCCAGCACCATGAGCCTAACCTGGGCCGAGATCAATGACGGACGCGGCGGCGAGGAGTCGTACCAGAGCGATGGTACGACGGTCACGACGCGGACTAAGCAATGGCGGGTGGAGACGACAGCCAACGCTACCGATGACGTGACGATCATGTCGGACGCCGCGGCTCCGCTGATCGGCACCTCGCACCCGAACCATGCCTACTGCCGCTGCGTGCGGCGTTCCTGCCGGCCGGAGTCGCCAGGTCAGAAGCGGCAGTGGATATTCACGGCCGAGTATTCGACGAAGTGGGGCGAGATCAACGAAAATCCCCTGCTCGATCCAGCCGTCACGGAGTGGTCCACCGAGACGTTCCAAGTGCCTGTTGCCAAGGCGATCGACGGCGAGCCGATTCTGAACTCAGCCGGAGACCCATTCGACCCGCCGGCGGAAAAGGACGATTCCCGCTGGACGAGCGTGACCCGCAAGAACGTGCCGCCAACGGTTCCCCAATGGATTTTCGCCTACCAGGACGCAGTCAACAGCGACACGTTCACAATCGACGGGATCGACATCGGCGTAGGCTGGGCGAAGATTTCAGCCATCCACCTCTCAGAGGTTCAGGATCGGAACGAAGTCAAATACCGCGTGCTGACGCTGACGATGCACTACCGCGGCGAAGGCGAGACTGTGGGGAGCGGCAGCGGCTCGTATGGCAGTGGGAGCGGATCGGATGAAATCTATCCGTGGGAGCTGGCGCTCTTGGATGCCGGATTCCGCGAGTTGGACGACGAAGGCAGCGGAGCCTGCGGGAGCCTCAAAAACATCATCAATCCGTGCGACCTGGCGGAGGTGACGGCGCCCGTCAAGCTAGACGGCGAAGGACACGCCGTCCACAGCAACGATCCGGACGACGCGGTATACCTCTACTTCGAGATTTACCGCACCCGTGCATTCTCAGCTATCGAGGCGTACTTGACCTAACGCCATGGCGCAGTTCGATGACCAATCCATCCGCCGAATCTCGCGCACCGTTCGCGGATGGGAACGGCGACAGAAAGGTCGCCAATCGCAGCGCGGCAGGTGGCAAGGAAGCGGTGGCAAAGGTGGCAGGACTGTAGCATTCGAGCTTGCCGAAGACCTGGCGGATGATGCTACAAC